TTCTGCAACGATGATGACTGGTACAAGTTAAACCATGTGCAATCTATTATGGAAAAAATTGAACAAGGTTATGATTGGGTTTACACCCTACGGTCCGTGTATGACAAGGAGGGGAACTATTTGCTTGACGATAACTGTGAAGCCCTTGGCGAGCTACACGACTGCTATCAAGCACCAGGTCACCGCTTTGTAGATTGGTGTATGTGGGGTATGAAAACGCCTGTCCTAAAAGCCTTAGCCAATGTACTGTCTGAACCTGGCTGGGGCGGGGATCGTAAATTCTATAAAGCAGCCCGTCAATTCTTTCCTAACTTCACTTGGTCGGGCGAGCGCACCTTTTGCTTTCGATTGGGCGGGAATGAATATTCCGTCAAGCAAGATTTCTTTGAAATTGGTAATTACACAATGAACGGCAAGTACGACAATCAATTACCTTGGCTAACTAATGAAAAACTTTGATTTACAAAATTTTTACCACTTTTGCCGTCAACTGAAAATTGAAACAAAAGAACAAGGCTTACGCAAGATGGATAACCTCTTGGGTACGCAAACCTATGTTATGCAGGAAATCACGAAGGGATTGCAAGACGATTGCCATTTCTTTGTCATATTGAAAGGAAGGCAACTTGGCATCACTACAATATCACTCGCACTTGATCTCTACTGGCACTTCACCCATCCAGGGCTTCAAGGCACACTCACAACTGATACGGAAGAGAATCGGGATATGTTCCGATCAACCCTTGCCATGTATATGGATGGTTTGCCCAAGGAGTACCGCATCCCGATCCTTGCTCACAACCGAAATCAGCTTTCCCTCAAGAACCGCAGCCGTATCTTTTATCAAGTCGCTGGGCTTAGAGCTAAAGGAAGTCTGGGTCGTGGTAAGGCTATTACATACTTACATGGAACAGAAACCTCAAGCTGGGGCGATGAAGAAGGATTAGCTTCTCTCCTAGCTTCCCTTGCTGAAACTAATCCAGATAGGTTATATACATTTGAAAGTACTGCTCGTGGTTTTAATATGTTTCACGATATGTATGTTACTGCTAAGAGAGCTAGGACTCAGCGTGCCATTTTCTGTGGATGGTGGCGCAACGAGTTGTACTCGCTCGATCCTGAAGGACAGACATATAAAGTGTATTGGGATGGTAAGCTCTCAGGCGAAGAAAAAGAATGGGTGCGAGATATTAAGAAACTGTATGGCGTAGAGATCAATTCACGCCAGATTGCTTGGTGGCGCTGGAAGCTCTACGAAGGAATCAAAGACGATAGCCTGATGTATCAGGAGTTTCCGCCTACTGAGGACTATGCCTTCGTGATGACAGGCACATCCTTCTTCTCTAATGCGAGGTGTACCGATGCTGTTAAGAAACTTAAGAAGATTCCGTACCAATCTTATCGTTATTCATTTGGCGTTAACTTCCACGATACTGAAGTGCTTAAATCTACTGAACGATTGGCTACACTCAAAGTTTGGGAAGAACCCGTTGATACCGCTTACTATGTTATTGGCGCTGATCCTGCTTACGGAAGTAGCGATTGGGCTGACAGGTTTTGTATTCAAGTATTTCGGGTATATGCCGATGGGCTTGAGCAAGTTGCTTCTTTTGCCACCTCCGAAATGAACACCTACCAATTCGCTTGGGTGATCTGTCACCTAGCGGGTGCGTATAAAAACTCTACCCTTAACCTTGAAGTCAACGGTCCTGGACAGGCTGTCATCAATGAAATGCGTAACCTCAAGCGCCAAGCCAGCGCTATGGGTACTGCGCTAGGTAAAGACCTGATGGATGTGTACGGCAATATGCAGAACTACATCTGGCGTAGGAACGATACGCTAGGCGGAATGTCCAACTCAATTGGATGGCTAACTACTTCAGCAACTAAAGAGCGGATGCTGACCTACATGAAAGACTATTTTGAGCGTGGCATGATGGATATTTATGACATGGATACCATTGAAGAGATGAAAACAACCATTCGTGACGGGTCATCCATTGAAGCATCAGGGCGCAATAAGGATGACAGAGTGATTGCAACTGCCCTAGCGTGCGCTGCGTATGCTGAACAAGTCCAGCCAAGGCTAATATCCCAGAAGCTAACAAAAAGGGTATCCCGTGTACAGGATGACTTTACCCCTGAACAGCTTACTGTTGGGCGCAATGTGAGTGATTATTTGAAGAGAATTGGTGTTTATGGCAACTCCACTGGCAATCCACAGTAGGTCTGAGCTACGCAGGATCATTAAACGCTTTCTTAACGATAAGGACAGGGGTATCTCTATCGCCCTTTTTGCTGACCTAGCTGGTATATCCCAAAGCCATATGCGGGATGTTTTTATCAATGAAAGCGAACCAATGACGGAATTTGTCCAGCGTAGGGTGTCAAAAGCCTACCAAGAGTGGGTTTCGGGCGAGGTAGCGATCATGCAGAACCGAGATAACACCCGTTTTGTGCAATATCGTAAGGAATCCAAGCCTGTATTACAAAAAACGAACAAGTTGACACTGGTTAACGGAGAGATTAAGATTAACTTGGGTATTAAGCCAAGATATGATTATTCTGAGCTTACACTTGACGAGCAATTGAAGGGGAATTGATTTATGGCTGTATTACATGACTACCACTGTGCCACTCATGGCTATTTTGAATCTAGGGCAGCTAAATGCCCAATGAAAGGATGCAATGAAGAAGTTTTACAAGTATTTTTGCAAGCTCCTGGGCTTATCTCAGCAAAGACCAAGTTCACTGACAAGTCAACAAAGCAACTTGCAATCGAGTTTGATATGTCCGACATTAAAACCACCAGAGAAGGTGAAAACCAAGGCGGATACCTCACCCGTAAAAACAAGTTCAAAGAAAAAGACTACGCAGAAGCCGAAAAGTACGCAACCCGCAAGCGTGGCAACAAAGACAAGCTCCAGAAAACCCCGATCCCCGAAGCGCCAAGGGAAGCAAGACCAGGGGATGCTGCTATCTGGGGCGGTGGCGAAAAAGGCTTCCAAGGATTGAATATGCAATCGCTTTTACGGGGTAATGCAATCAAACCTGTAAGAGATGAACAAGTAGGCTTGACACCAAGAGAAGCTGGAGTTATAAAAGGACCTACTATTGATCCAAGCAGTACAATGAGAGATCCCGATAACTTACAGATTAAGCGATGAGAATACCGTCAAGCCCTGAAGCCAGAGAAGATTTCTATTTAGACATTATCGCTAAGTGCTTGGTATCGAAAGAAGCCCGCAAAGGTGATTACACCACCCAGCGGGCTTATTATTTATTTGGCGCTGGACCTGAAGAACCACCAGCGTATTTCAACAAGATCAATCCGCATTTAGACCAGCTCACATCCTTCCTGTATAGCTCTGAAACCACACGGTTTTCTATCCAGCTAGGCGCATCAGTCAATGATGCAGAGCAACGCAAGACACCACGCCTAACCCAAGCCCTTAATGATGAGTGGCTAAACTCCAATGCAGACCAAGTATTCTCTACTGCCTTGACTTGGGCGCTGTGCTACAACACGACTTTTATCAAGCTGGTTTACAACAACGGAATTAACCCCTACCTGATTGAACCCGATTCTATCGGTGTGCTACGGGAGGATATTGCCTATACAGACAGGCAAGAAGCCATCGTTCAAACCTACTATATTACAAAGTCGGAACTATACGCCCGTCTGTATTCCCATCCAAAGCGAGATGACATCGTTAAGCGGATCACCACAGGTACACGAGTATCTGAATCAGAGATTCCTGAAGCAGTTAACAGAATTGTTATGTCGCAGACCAATCCAACCATCTACGGCAACATTAACCTAGACTTGTATGGCGTAAACCGCTACAAGCCACAGGTCGCTGAAGATACCGTTGAGATGACTGAGTTATGGGTGTGGAATGATGAAACACAAGACTACCAAGTTGTTACTACCGCAGCGCCTAATGTCATTATTTATGACAGACCAGGATCATCTTTATTCTTAAAAGGCGAGTGTCCTTTTATCCAAATCTGTCCTAATCCACTGCCAAACTACTTCTGGGGTGCGTCTGAAGTACAAAAGCTCATGCAGTTGCAAGTGTTGCTCAATACCCGCTGGGTAGAGATCCTTGACTTGTTATCTAAGCAAGTAGCACCTCCAACAGCCCTAACTGGCTTTTCTGGCATTTTGGATGAGAAAAATTTTGCTTTAAACCGTGCTGGTGGTCTGCTTTCGTCAGATATGCCCAACGCTAAGGCAGAAAGACTAGCTCCTCAAATGCCACCCGATCTCTTTGAAGTAATTCATGAGATCAGTGCGATGTTTGAAGAAGTATCGGGTATCGGTAATGTACTGCAAGGAAAAGGCGAATCAGGTGTTCGTTCTGCTGGTCATGCAAGCCAATTGGCAAGACTTGGTAGCTCAAGAGCTAAAAAGCGTGCCTTGATTGTGGAAGATAGCTTGGAAAAGGTCGCAACCTTGTATCTCAAGCTCATGCAACAGTACGATCCAACGCACTACAAAGACACGGAAGATGTGCCGTTTATTGCAGAGCAATTTACCAATGACTATGTAGTCAAAGTAGATGCTCACTCGAACAGCCCTATCTTTACTGAAGATACCAAGCAGTTGGCATTTAACCTGTTCAAAGCTGGTGCAATTGATAAGGAATCTTTACTTGACATGGTGGAAGCTCCTGGCAAACAATTGCTAAAACAGCGTTTGAAAAAGATGGAAGCACAAAAGGCTTCACAGCCACAACCACCTGCTTCAGCGCCCAAAGAGCATCACTCTAAAAAAGAGGGAGGACAGTAATGGCACTAGGTAATGTACAACCCAAAGCCGATCAACCGAGAGTGACTACTGAATCACTTAAGCGTGGTGAAAAAGGTCCGAATTTGGAGTATCGTACTCAAGGAGTACAAAGTTTTAATCGTAGTCCAAGAACAAAGAATTATGGCAGGACCGTTAGGGGATAGTTAATTAGGAGATTGTCATGGCACGGAAAAGCAAAAAAGGTCGGAAAAGCTGCAAGTAATAATTGAAGGGGATAGTTAATCTAGGAGAGAATGATGCGTAAGATGCACAAAAAAACTCGCAAGTCCAAGCGTTAATTAGTTTCTTCTCGTGAGGAAGAGAAAGGGTGTGGCTGCCTTCCCTTAGAAATAGGT